ATTCTTTTTGACAGTACTAAGTGCAGCCTCCTTATATTCAGAATCTCCAGGAGGAACCTCTGTCAAAGCCCATTCCCCGGAAGACTTGTCTATTGCAATCCACCCTGCAAACTTTTTGCCACTGCCTTCAGCGTATAAATATCCTTGGGGCAGATACCCAAAAGAATCCTCCTTAGCAATAGCCCCGAAGCCTCCTTGCTCACCAAATTTATACTTGAAGCTATAAGGAGATGCGCTCTTTATATCCCAAATCTCATTGTCAATCTCAAGATCGTATGTCCCCTCTATGACCTCATCAGCAATTTCTGTTGATACCTTGACTTGTTCAGATTGAACATTAACCCCAGAAGCTTTCAGTATGCACATTGCTAGAGCCTCAATCATATCGCCAAAGATAAATCTCATCTTGAGATTGTAGGGAGGAGGCTCCCTAGAAGCCCCCTCCCTTTCCATCTGAAGCTGGCACAAAGGTCTGCCTATGGAACTCATACGCAACGTAAAGCCATCCTTGCGGTCCTCCGTAAACTGCCGCCGCAAAGAAGCTTTACAGGCTTCCCCGAAATCCTCAATAAGTTGGTCATCAATTTCAACCGCATGAAGATTTGCTTCAGATAAAAATCTTACAACCTTGTAAAGAATCGGATGCATTAGTTAATCAACTCACTAATGGTATCGTCCTCTACGTCGGATATCATCGCTTCAAGAGCATCGTCTTGGGGATTACGGAGCTTCTTCTTAGCCTCCGTATACTCATCTTCGATGACAGCGTTCTCTTCCTTCAGCATCTCACCAAACACAACAAGTGTCTCGTAGTCCACATCAGTAAGAGCAATTACCTCACTAAAGTCAGGGCGTATAACAGGCTTATAAAAAATATTGCCTCCTGCCTTTGCCCGTTCTGTAGTAAGAATCCAGGGATAACTCATAAGCGGTTGCTTTCTCTGGGTTATCAACTTTTGAGCATCCCCGATCACACCCCAGCTTGTACCCGTAGCCCTCCAAAGAATAGGATAATTCTCTATGCTAGAGGATTCTCCAGTGGAAGGGTTTTCTACAGTTGCTGAGACAACCCCGTATAGCATACGGTAGCACTTGATATCCCTCTGTTTTGCCGCATCTTTGGCAGAGAGAGTATCAATATTTCTGGCGTTAACCTTGCCACAACGAAGCGTCCCGGTAGAATCAATAGCGTCTTGATCCCAATTCTGGAACACGATTGAGCGTGACGTATACTTCCTTTCCTCTGGGTCATACGCCATATACTGATACCTGTTCAGGAACGGCCTGAAAGAAACCTCCTTGGCATAGACAGACGTACCTGTCGCGTCATGGTAGAAGGTATAGCTGCCCATAGGCAGAGTTACCCCCTCCTCATTTTCAGATTGACGGTTAATAGACAGGCGAGGAAGAAAGCTCCTCTTAACTTCCTGTCCTGTGATAGCCATCAATTCCTCTGTGGAGAGAGGGTTCTTGGCAGAAAGATCGTTCCTAGATAGCATTGATAAGTCTGTAGTCATTTGAAATAACCTCCGTATTGGGTTTGATTGTGTGTACTGTAAACGATATTTCTCAAAAAGTCAAGCATTATTTTCACCTTTTTCAAAAAAAATTACTCCTCATCCTCTGGGTTATACAGGAGCTTCTTGACCTCCTGCTTGTTGACCTTTCCCTCCCTATGTTTGTGAGGGATAATGCGTAATCGAAACTCTTTAGCTCTCAAGGGATTGTCTCCTCTTTCCTGTTTCCATCGTGGACTCTTCTTCTTGTCGTACTTCCATGCCTTCTTGGATTTATCATCCTTGGTCATCATTCGATTCCTATTTTAAATCCAGCCAATTCTCACCAAACTTAGTCTCAACATCAAGATCAAGATTGAAATCAATATCATACATCTCCTTCAGCAACTCCTTTGTAGCATAGCCTATATTATCATGAATGTCAAGCATTTCCTCAAGCTCACTGGGATGAGCATCAGAGACTATTGAATCATGCACCGTGTTAACCATCTTAGATTTAGTAAGACCTCTCTTCTTCATCTCTCTCCAAACGTAGATACAGGCTACTGGCACGATATCTGCCGTAGCAAACCCCTGGACAGGATAGTTCTTGATCTTAGTTCCTCCCGACACACCGCCGCTAGGATATCTTGTTACGTTCCTGAAGGCATACTCCCTACCTGTGGGCAATACCAAAGTTCCTTGCCGTAGAACATCAACCAGCCAAGCATCATGCATAACCGAAATATCCTTATACTTCTTAAGGAATGTCTGGTAGTACCTCTTCTCATCGTCAGTGCCTGAAGTTCCTCCATACAGAGGCTTAAAGGTATGCGCCTTGGCATCTTGACGGGATACCCCAATAACATCCGCAGTGAATTGGTGAACATCCACGCCGTCCTTTACATCCTGCATACCTTGCTCATCTTGTGCAAGAAATACAGCAGCCCTAAATTCTAATTGAGAGAAGTCTGTATCAATAATCCTCCCACCTGAATGCCGTGATACAACTACCTTACGAATAGGAAAGGTCGTTACCCTTGGTTGGTTCTGAAAGTTTGGGTTCCTACTCGAAAGCCTACCCGTTGCAGTAACACATTGCTGGAACGATGGATGAAGGAACCCTCCAGGAGTTACGTTCATCTTGATACCATTCACAAAGGTATTCAAATATGTATCCACGGCACCATACCTAGTAATCTTATTGGCAAAGTCCTTGATATTCCCATCTGACTTACCCATACCCATGAGAGTTTGCTTGTCAGTCTTAAATCCTCCCTCAGATACCATCTGCACGTTGTACCCAGAAGCCTTTAGCTGGGGACCGCACTGTTTGAAGCCTCCCTGCTTACTAGTATTGAGGAGGACACTTCCCTCCCCTGCACAAGTCACACACCTAGACAGGTTCTTATAAGGGTGTCCGTTGACCTTGTACTTTTGGATGTACCCCTCTCCTAAACACTCCGTACAAGGAGTAGCTGAAGTCCTGTACACAGGCTCTGTGTAACTTTGTATGGCCTTCACAAACTCCTTGCGGGTCAGCCTATTTCGGCGCAGAGGTCTTCCCGTAGCCTTGTCCATCCCAATGTTAAATGCAGAAGACCATTTCTTTTTATCTGTGACCTTTCGAGAGTAGATAAGCTGCGACAATTGCTCTGGGCTAGACAAGTTTACTTTGGTATCCCCCATCTTATCCTTAATGTCTTTGGTTATAGCCTCCTCAAGTTCGCGGTATTCCTTCTTATACTCATGTTCAACAGCAGACAAGGCATCCATGTCAATAGCAATGCCATTGTTCTCCATATCAATGAGTACCAAAAGAAATTCATTTGACATTTTAATAGTCTTCATTAGTCCCTTGTTATCTTCCCGCTTCAAGTCCTTGATCTGGGCATGAAACAATTCCACTGTGGATTTGATATCCTGAATACAATACTCCTTCAGAATTTCTTTCGGTATGCTCTCATACCCACCCCCACCTTTCAGGTACTCCTGAATTATGTCGGATGCCTTGAGAGATAGTTTCCTCCTCTTGCAAATACCTTCCAGCGACAGAGAGGTTCTCTCCCCTCTAGCCAAAACGTACTCACCAATCATCGTATCGTATACCTTACCAGAATAGGTGAAGCCTTCCCTGCCCAGCCAAGACAAGTCAAACTTCAAGTTATGCCCTACAAGTAAGGTTGTGTCATCCAGAACCTTCTGGACCTCCAGCTTCTTAATCATGTCAACGGCAGGAGAATCCCCCGTACAATGGATGTACTTCGCATCTCCCTTAGCATTACCCCAGCCTACCCCCAGGACAAAGTTGTCCTCAAGGTAGGGGGAGGGATCAAGCTTACCATTCTTATTGGGCTTGGTTGATGTTTCCAAATCTATAATCGTAATCATATCGTATACCTTGATGTTTGTGGGTCCAGGATGGCCCCAATTGTTCCATGCCAGCCAGTGATCTTATTCTTACTGATGCAGATACCCCGGCTATGATCTTCAGAATCTACAGTATCGGATTTCCCTACGCCGATAATAAGATCAGCCTCTGCTGCCTTACCTGTGCGAGAGTTCTCCATCATACTAAAAGTAACCTCGTACCGTCCTTCAGCATCTGCGCTGGCTTGAGATACTGCCACTATAGCACAGTTCCTTCGCTTGGCAATCTCTCTTGCCCCTGTATAAATGGCCCGTAATTTTTCATCTGTCCGGGCAAAGGTTCCATCAATGCTCATCTTGTCTAGCTGATCAACAACCACAATATCTGGCTTCTGTTCTGCTATATATGCATCAAGATAATTCATGTCCCAATCAACTACATGCTCTGGCATGACCAGATTATCCATGACCGGCCTCCATAAATCTCGCATCTCTCCTAGTAATTCCGTTCTTTCCTTTAGCTCATCTTCAGTATCATTAGGGTTAGACACAACATTTCTGTTGTTAATGCCAGACCATGCCATCATCATCCTGGCCTTGGGCCGACACCCCGGCTCCTCATTGCATATACAATGCACATTAGCGCCTTGCCCTAGAAAGCCATCCTGACCGGCTACCATGTTTACCCAGAAAGCAGTCTTGCCCACCTCTGGCCTACCAAAAACAATAGTCAAGGTTCCCGGCCCTATACCGCTAACCCTACGACCTAGCGTCTCTAAATTGAACTGCCACTTAGCCGTTGTGTTTATCTCTGCGAACAATTCATATACATCATCAGTCACAAACTCATACTTCTCAGAAGAGATTGCCCCTTCATCCATTTCTTCCAGTAGCCTCTTAGCTTCGACAAGCTTGTTGTTATCCGAAGAGTTCCAAGCCTCTGTGGCTAAGAGAGCAATCCTGTGACCTACATCCTTAATGTACAAGGATTTTATAATGTCCTTTGCTATGTCCGAATTAGGCTCCGGTGCGCCAGATATTTTACTGCACAACAATTCAAAACTCTCCTTGGCAGTTTCAGACATTGCCGGATTATATTTTTCAACATGCAATGCCTTCAACTCATCCATCGAAAGATCAGAACTATACTCCTCATGCGCCCTCTGGACTGTATCCAGAAATGCGCCCGTACCATTAGCGAATAGCGACCTACTTAAGTGTCCTTTGTTTTTGTCATAGAAATTCTTGTTAAGCAACATCTTCATCAATTGCTGTTCAAACATAATTATCCTACCGCTGTTTCAGTATCCATAATTTTCTGGGCCATGTTCAACGCCTCTTCTTTTGAAGAAGCTACGGCAACAATAACCCATTTGTGATAATCCTCAAACCAAACCTTGTTTCGTTTCAAGGCTTCTTGTGCCTTTGACCATTTATCCAGACGGGATATTGGCATTTGAACCCACGCCGCAAACTTCCCGTCACCTTGCCTTTTAACTACATCAATCACGCGCATGTATCATTCTCCATAATTTCAAGTACTTCCATGTCACTTCCCAAATACCAGATACCTCCTTGTGATTTGGGACGCTTTATCGTTTCCATCACCGAAAAAGCAACCTTAGCCCATACCCTCCCTTTCTCTGAAAGGTGTGGAGCAACGGGCTTACTGCATATGTGCCATCCGGGCCTGAATGCAAAGCCCTTTTTATGGTGCTTCTCATGGGGGTAATTCACCCCGACCTCTATTCGTTGTTTTGCATTTATGAATAAAGGCCCAAGTGACCCATCTTTCCTACGCTTGAATAGTTTGTAGCCAATCATTATCGTATTCCTCGTTTGATATCTCGTTTTGCATCTTGTGTACTATTTACTAATTCCTTAACGTAAGAAACATCCAAATTCAATGCTTCAAGTTTCTTTTTAGTTTCGGTCATCGTTAACTCACCCTCAAAAAATTTCTCAAGCAGTGACTCAACTCTGACCTGTGCGTATTCATCTTGTGACATTTAAAAACTCCTTCGCTTCCTCAATTGAATAATGCTTCATACCTTTTTCCTGTGGCATTTAAAAACTCCTTCGCTTCCTCAACTGAATAGTGTTTAAAATCTTTTTCAAGAACCATCACTGTTGAAGGTATATAGTAGCTCAATTCACTTGCCATGTAAAGGGCCTTGTTAGTTGCATCCCTGTCAAGGGCTACGACCAAACTCTCGTAGGTTTCAGTAAGAACCTTGAGGTACGATGCCTTAAGAGATGTACCCAACAACGCTACTCCTGAAAATCCCGCCGCGCCAATCACACAGGCGCTTGGGCAATCCTCCACAAGGATACCTACCTTGTCCTTACCACAGATAAAGGGATAGGGGCTACTGCCATACATATACCATTTAGGTTTAAAGTTTCCCAAGGCTCTGCCCACGGCTCCCTCTATCTGTCCCTCATTATTAACCATAAAAACGCATCTGTCAAGTCTTTTGTCATACACTATGTCACATAAATCATTGGTGTACGCATCAATACAATTATTTTTCTTCAAGAACTCCATGCATTTGTCGCTATCCATTATGCTTGAGAAGGATGAAGGCACGATAAATTTTTCGTTTCCCTCATTCTCATTCTCATTACAACGATAGTATTTTTGCTCCTGGACAAAAATCTCCTGGGCAGATGGCTGATAAACTCTATGGCCCTTGGCCGAACAATTGGCAAAAAAACAATTCCACATCAGGTGGATACCTCGACGGCTCACACTGAAGGAATTTTTGTGAAAACAAAATGGGCAATCCCCCCTGAAGTCTCCCTCAGGGGGAATGCCCATTGCTGCTACGATTTCTATTTGATTATCCATTTTCTCCATCCTTTTCTGTAACCCACCAATCTTTATTGGCAAGAGTAAAGTTCACGTACACGCCATCATAGTCATCATAGACTATTTCAAATTCATGAGTAGGGCAACTGTTTAGCCACTTAAAAAACTCCTTTCTACTAAGTCGGGGCCTGTCAATCCCGACCTCCCCAAAAAATTCTAACTCAAGGGTTTTTACATACTTCTCATCATCCTTCAGGAGGTATGGCATTTGCGTTCTGACATATGCCATAACATCCTCATGATTCTTCGCACCATTAACTGTAGCAAACTCTGCATGTTGTTGCAAGTCCATTGCTCTCTCTTTCCACTTACCCATTTTTCTTCTCCAAAAAAACGGGGACACCCGAAGGTGTCCCCAAGGTTTTACGCTGCCAACTGTAAGAACGCTGGCGTTTCGGTCCACTTAACAATCTCAAGTTCTCGACCAAGCATCGTCTGTGCATCGTGATCAGACCCTGTATCATTCAAGTTAAATGCCCCATCACTATGCGATGAGTAGTTCGTAAAAGCACTTTGCAGGGCAAACAAATTACTGCCCCTGATACGAGCCTCATCGCTGTACTGTTCAAGGAGCTTCTTTTCTAGCGACTTGGAAATTGGTAACTTAGTAATAACGTCCTCTGCGTCGAAGCGCGTTATGGGGATATCTGCCAATTTCCTTACATACTCGACCTTCTCCAGGAAGTTAGGCACAGTAGAGGACATACTGAAAACAAAATCCTTCACACTCTCGCCAGAAGTATTTTTTCTTTTTGTCCAAGAGCCTTCTCCGAAAACCTGCCCATTACGACAATACCCGTCGAAGTGGCCGAACAATGTGTTCATTCGATGTGAACCAGCAAGACCCCTGAATGTCACGCTACGGAGAAACATCTCAGTCATAAACGTACTTCCATTACGCATCTTACTCTCCACGGGAGATGTTAGATTTTTATATATAACATCTTGCAATGCAAATGCACCTCCGTGGGCCGTCTTGTAGGTGACCTCTACATTATCCAGAGCATTAGTCATACCAAACTCTCTGAACTGTTTCACAATGGCATTGTTGGTCCTCTTGAAAAACTCAACGTGGGGCCTGTGGCGTTCCGGGCGTCCTGCCACTGGGTGCTTATTTGTAACCACTCCTAAGCCTTTAAACTCAAGCACCTCACCTGGGGCCGCAGGATGTACTACCCTGCACACAGACCTCAGGCGATTAT